GTGAAATCCTTGATTGTGCTATTGATGCGCATCAAGAACATCGACATGAAAAAGTAGAGCATCTTCTTTATGCTGTAGATGAGTTTCTTCAGTATTATCTTGCAGAGTTTGATGATAAATTTAAGAAAGCATGGGCAGCAACTGTACGTGACTTGCGTGATGGTGATGTATTGAAAGAACAAAAACAATCAAAAAAATGGACACTCCCTGTTGAATTTGATGGTCAAGAACATTTTATTGATTTTCCTGCTGATTTATTAGAAGCGGCAAACCTCAAAGAAGGTGATGAAGTTAAATGGATAGATCAAGGTGATGGTTCTTATCTTCTTAAAAAAGTATGACAAAACGCATACAAACATCAGGAACATTTGATGGTGAGTTGTACTCACTCAACATAGCATTTAATGATCATCATGTTGTCACATTGGATGGACTATCTGAAGAAGATATGTTAGAATTAAAGTCGTGTATTGATTGTATGCTCATGGAGGATGATGATGGCATTGGGACAACAAGTTGAAGAAAGTTTGAGAGAGGCAGAATCTAATTTGCGAAATGCTCTTGCCTATGCAGCAAGAACTGAACGACCTGTTGTTGTTTCTGTTATTGCAGATTTGATTTCAAGAATTGAAAGTATCATTAGCACTGATGAACTGTTAGATAAACTGGACAATCGTAAATCAGGTGATTCTGGATTCTTTGGAACTTTCTTTAATAAAGATGACTGAAACTAACAAATTTGGTAAAGCACTACAAGAATGGTGGGATTCTGATGCTTGTAAACAACTTCAGAAAGAAACTGAAGAAGCAAAGCAACGTGCAGTAGGAAAGTATTTTATGCTTTCTGAATCTGATAAATTGGACATGGTACAAGCAATTTGCTACATCATGTGTAAAGCAGAAAGCGAAGGAACTTCACACAGAGGACTGCAAGATGCTCTAGGAATCTATCCATCAGGATTTTGGGTAGATCATCTTATGGAAGTTCACAATGCTCTGTGGTCATACTATCAAGATCAAAAAAGAGAAAAAGAATTAAAAGATGATCTAGATGCTTTAGAAAACTTTACAAAATCCCAAGGAAAACCTTAAGAAACCAAGCAAACCTACATAGTTATGTTATGATACGCTCATAATTCAGGACAAAATTATGACACTTTCAAGAGCCACAAATCAAGATCTAACAAATGATGAATGGAATGAATTAGTTGCACTCAAGGATGCAATTAACTATAATCCAAGTCAGGTAAGTCCAGATAAAATGGAACGATTTACATCATTGCTTGTTCAATCATTGGAAGGAAAAGGAGACAGTTCACTGAATGCTTAAAGAGAAAATGCTTGTTGAATACAAAAACATGAAAGGGCAAATTACATTTGTAGATAAATCTTATGCTGTATTCAATCCATTTAACAGCAAAGCTTTGCTCGTTGTCTATAAAGAAAACTGGGTTGATGTGACAGTTCTCTAAGTGGCACAAACCCCTTGACTTTTTCCTCCAAACCTGCTATTATTACAAGGTAATCAATCAAAAACAAATGTCTGTCTCTGTTATTCTCAATGTTGAGTCTTCTGCTATCTCTGAAGTTTCTTTTGATTATGATGAGAATCAAGTTGGTGTGACTTATCATAGCAATCCTGAAAAATCTTATGTGTTTGCTTGTGACAATCCTCAGAGTGTAGAAGATGACATTCGCACTGCTGAAAGTGTTGGTAAACTGATTGCACAACTCAAGAATAATAAAGTCCTGGTTCCTATTCAGATGTAATAAATATGGGGAGCAATCCCCATCAAGGAAAGACAAGCAGATAGGTGACTGCAGCGCTCTTGAAAAGCGTCGAGGTGTTAAAGCCCTTAGGAGTTCGATTCTCCTTCTTTCCGTTGGTAGTCCTTAGCGATTAACTAAGTAGACGCCAACCTTACTGAAAGTGTTGCTGATGCCTGTGGGGAGTTAGTAATTACTTCAGTATTGTATCACCGGTTTGTGTGTTGTCCGACAACAACACTCTTGGGAGATTAACTCAGTGGTAGAGTATCTGATTTACATTCAGAGAGTCCACAGTTCGAATCTGTGATTTCCCACCTTCCGAATGTCGCCTAACTTGGTCATGGCACCTGCTTTGGGAGCAGGAATAATCTCAGTTCAAATCTGAGCATTCGGACTTGGAGAAATAAATATCTCCATCAATTACATAATTATTATGTCACTGATTTCACAAACAGATCGTCAAATGGTGATTGAAGCACTTGAGTATTACATCTACAAACTCAAAGAAGATAATTGCACAGAAGCATCAATTTATGCTTACAATACTCTTCTTAAATGGATAGAACTGGAGTATTTCAAGAATGAAAATTAACCTCTGGTATTGTGATTCTATGAAGCAATGGCGTTGGACTTTAATAGATTCTCATCGTCCTATTGTTAAACAAGAATCAGGGCAAAGAGAAGATTTACGAGATGCTATGAATGATGTGGCAAATACTGTTGAGTATTTAATACAACAGTAATTTCAATGGGATATAGCTCAATGGCAGAGCAGGGAGCTGTTAACTCTCTGGTTGCAAGTTCGAGTCTTGCTATCCCAGTTGGGGAATTAGTTTAGTGGTAAAATAGATGCTTTGCAAGCATTTGTCACCAGTTCGACTCTGGTATTCTCCATGTGACACAAATCAAACTGGCACAGTATTCCCCACAAACAGGGGAATCTGTGCTATGATTACAAAGTAATCAATAAAACACATGGCAACACGTTCTCGTATTGGATTGGAACTTTCTAATGGTTCTGTTCTTTCTGTTTATCATCATTGGGATGGTTATCCTGAGTGGTTGGGTCGCATTCTTAACACGCACTACAACACCAAAGATAAAGTTTCTGAACTGATTGATGGTGGTGACATGAGTTGCTGTTGGACTGAAGATCGTTGGGATAGTGAAACTAAAGTTCAAGAGTATGGTCCCCAATACTATTCTCAACGTGGTGATGATTGTCCTCCTCGTTGTGATGCTGACCTAAATGAGTATTTGAGTGATAGTGAAGAATACTCTTATGTATTCACCAAAAATGGTGAATGGGTATGTTATACTAATGATTATCGTTTCCCTGATGTGGTGAAACAAGTAGAAATCCCTGCTGGAGCACTTGCAGTATAATGCCAACTAAAATTAGACGAAAAATGGTAAATGTAGAACCAATTTCAAGTAAAGCAAAGAATAGATTCGCTAACATCATGGACAAGTTTCATGGATGTCATGTAGAGCAAGAAACTGATACTAAACTGTTTCTTGCATCAATCAATAAGAAATACTTTTTCTGGGTTGAGAAAGTAAATGACCCACACTGGAGAATTGTTAAATGACTGAAGATTTTATTAGATTGAGTCTTGATGAAATGGAAGCATTGAAAAGTGCTCTTCAGTTGTTGTCAAACAAAGAACAGAAATTGGTGGAAAGTTTTAATCAAGTAAGTTTGAATAGATTGTATAATAAACTCCAGAGCACCATTGAAGGTCTCACAGGGTACAGTTGAAGAAGTGGCACAGTGTTTCCCCACTGTGCCTTTTTTTGTGCTATCATACTTGTATGAATAAAACACAGATGAATTTCGCAACTTCCAATCTTTCTAAGATTAAACCTAAATTGCGCACTCAGGGTAATGTCACTGGTAATTTTGGTAGGAATAAAGTTAAAGCAGGTTCCCCTATTCAAGGTCTTGGTGTAACTAAAGCAAAGGTTATTAAGGTTACAACTCAAAATGATTATCTGAATAGGATGTATTATGTTCTTGATAATGCAACTGATAAGCAAGTTCAACAGTTTGCTTACAATGAAATTCGCAAGATTCTGATTCAGCGTGGACAGTGGTGAAACTGTCACAATAAATACCACAAATCCACTTTTATCTGCTATAATTACAGAGTAATTTAACAAACAAATGCCTAACACGTTTACATTTACAGGTGATGCTGTTACCTTCCTTGGTTTGGTTGGTGTCATTAGCACTGCTATTATTGTTGTCACTGTCTTTCGTCGTTATTACAATTCTCCTATCGTCAAATGAACTACAAATCAATTCAAGAATACGAGAAAGACCTCAAAGATACAAAGAAAAAGTATGATAAACTGACCAAGCAAATTCGTAGGTGTAAGTCAGAGTATCAGTATGAAATTATGTGTGAGGACTTGGAAGATTGTAGGCAGGACATGATTGAACTGCAAATTCTCATCACAGAACTACGTAATAAGAAGAAACTTGCTGAACTTGAAGTAAACTAATGAGATTCAGAAACATAGAGTTTAGGTGGAGTCAATGCAACAACAAGTATGAACTTGTTAAGTGGTATACTCATCAATCTGGTGATAGTTGTTATGTTGTTGCTTTCTTCAATAAAACTACAGAAGGTTATGACATGGAAACTGTTGGTGATAGATTCTTTGAGGATAAAGATGCCTGGGTTGTTGGTAAGTATGGTCTAAACTTTCTAAATGCAATCTTTGACATTGAAAAGCAAGAAGAGGACAGTTTGTGAACTGGCACACAACCACTTGATTTTTGAGTGATTGTGTGCTATCATACATGTATGAACAAAATTGAAATGCAACTCAAAGAAATTAACAAAGAACCACTGCAAGAATGGTTTGAGTATAGTTGTATGTTGTGGGCAAATTACTATAGTTTTTTGTTGAATCTCCCTTGGAACACTGAAGCAGATAAGATGTGGTACAAGGAACAAATCAACATGAATAAGTTGTATGATGTTTAATTCTATGTGGAAAGGAATCTTTCTCTGTGTGATTCTACTTGTTGGTGATCCATTCATTACACTTAAAGCACAGACTCAAAACTATGCTGTTGTGACACCTGATGAACTGGCACACTATTGTCCCCAAACCTGATTTTATGTGCTATGATGATTACATCAACAGTTGAGGAACAATGATTGACACTTGTAGATTGCATGATGATCTAGAAGATTTTGCATCTTATTTGGGTATTGATTATGATGATTTCTATCAACTCATCTATAATCTTCCTGATGAAGATGTTGAAGTTGATGTAGAACTCACTGCTTGATTTATGGGAATGTGTTTGCCCTAAAGTTACACATCATCCACTTACCTTCCTTCCTAATTATGTCTACTGAACTGATGATTGGTGCTCTGCGTCGTGGTCAAACTGGCAATGAAATCCTTGCCATTCTTGATACCATCACTGGTGGTGATAGTGCTGGTTTTGATTATGTTGAATCTCCCATGATTGAGCAAGTTCTGGGTGTTCAACCTACTCAAGAACCCATTGTGTTCTGATAATAAATAGGGGCATTGTGCCCCCTTCTTTTTTTATACATTTTTAGGACAATGACTCCCAACTGGATACACAATTCAGGCAAGAAAAAGAACCCCAAAGGTGTATCCAAGGGGCGTATTAAAGCACGCAAACAAGTGCTACAACATCTGAAAGAAAAGTATAAAGTAGTAAAATGATCCATCAACATTCTCTACAAACAGCAGCAGCATTTGAGCGACTGGATGATGCTCTGCGTGGTAAAACAGAGGATGGATTGAATGAATTGATTGAAGATTTAGAGTATTTGTTATACAAAGCAAAAGAGATTGAAAATAATTGTTTATCTTACACTTATGGGTATGATTATGAACCACAATACCCACAATGCAACCTAAATTGTTGATAAATTGTGCCACTTGATGAACTGGCACAAGACCACTTGATTTTCTCAGTATTCTGTGCTATCATACATTCATGATGAAAAATACAACTCTGACAACTGAACAAGTTATTGATAAGATTGAACAGTTCTGTGATGTTCTGCGTACCAACTTTCAATCTTCTTGCATTGAACGTCATAGGCAATACATTGAAAAAGATGAGAATGTAGATTGGCACAGAGAACAGATTGATAAACTTTGCATGGGTGAAGGTGTTGATGAATACACTTACACCAAAGGTAAAAAGTATGCAAAGATTATTCATCTTGCTGGTCCTAGTAAGCAACGCAGTGCACATGCTTTTGTGGATCTGACTAATGGTGATGTGTACAAACCAAAAGATTGGCGTAGTCCTTCACTGAATGGGGTAAGGTATAATCTTCTTGAAGAATCTTCAAGGGAACAAATGTATAAGAGAGCAGATTGGGCAGGAGGTTATCTCTACAAATGAAATCAACACTATTCTGTATCATCTGCCTGTGTATTGCATTTGTTGTGAGTAACAATGCAGACAGACAGATGCAACAAGATACACCTAAAATTGTCCAACAAAGTTATACCATGTGACAGTTGTAGAACTGGTCGCTATATTTACCAAAACCCCTGAAACTGTGCTACCATACATGTATGGAAAAACAAATGACTCTTACTTCTGAACAAATTAGTGATCTGTGTCAGGCACATTGTTATCGTGTGATTGATAACATGGACATGGATGATCTTGTATCTTATGCTGTGCAAATGATGTATCAATCATTTGATAAGAATCCAGGTCAAAATGATACTGATCTTGCCATGTTGATTGAAGACATTTGGGTTGCAGAAGGTGAAGATGATGATTCAACTCAGCAGTTTATTGCTGGTGTTGTTGGTGATGAACTTGCAGAGCAAATTGTATCACAAACTCAGTTCTGATGTGACACTTGATGAACTGGCACACACATGATTGACTTTCTAGTGAATCTATGGTATCATACATGTATGAAAGATAAGTTTATGCACCAATCCACTCTTGATCTCTTCTGTGACCATGCAGATGCACAAATGGCAGAAGAATACACCATGGAACTTGAAGCAAAAGCAGCAGAGTTAGAAATCACTGTTGACTATTACATTGCTGAGTTCCTTTGATTATTAAAAACAACACAAACATGCAAACCAAAACTAAGTTCAATCACCTCAATCTTCCTGCTCTTGCAGACATCCCCACTGAAACTGTGGATGGTTCACGTCGTTATGTGGTCAATGGCAAACTGTTGCCTTCTGTCACCACAGTTACATCCTATCAGAACAGGCAATCTATTGCTGAATGGCGTGAACGTGTAGGTGAAGAAACTGCCAATAAGATTAGTCAATTTGCCTCAACTAATGGCACTAAGTTCCACAAACTTGTGGAAGATTATGTCAACAATCAAGAGGTAGAGTATGATACTGAAAAGTATGAAGTTGCTCTGAAATTGTTCAATCAATTCCAACCACTTCTTGATGATGTGGATAACATTCACTATCAAGAATCTGCTCTGTATTCTGAACAACTTGGCATTGCAGGTCGTGTAGATTGCATTGCAGAATACAATGGTAAATTGTCTATTATTGACTTCAAGAGTTCTTCTAAACCAAAGCATGAAAGTCAAATCCAAAACTATTTTGTTCAGGAGACAGGTTATGCTATGATGTATGAAGAAATGTCTGGTCACAAAGTAGAACAAATTGTGACTCTGATTTCTTGTCATTCAGGTGAGACACAAGTTTTTGTCAAGAATCCTGCTGACTATGTTGATACTCTCAAGCAATACATTCAGGAGTATGTGAACAAATGATGCGTTGGAAATGTACAATCAAGACGCCTTCCAATTATCTACAAACTATGTTTGTAGAAGCATACACTCATAGTGATGCAGTTGCATTTGCAGAGTCACAAACTGGTGGCAAATGTATCATGGCAACTGTAGACAACTCTACAACAGATGATGACGAAGAAGAGTATTCTGGTTCATCATCAGGAATTGATGGTGGGTTTGTGTTACTTGCACTTGCTGCATTTATTCTAATTGCTGCATGGAAGTATGTGCTGGTATTTGCTATTATTGGTCTTGGTATTTGGTTCCTTCTAAATACACTCAAGGACTAACTTTTTTGCTAGTGTAGCTCAGTTGGATAGAGCAGGGTTTTTGTAAAGCTCAGGTCGCAAGTTCAAGTCTTGTCACTAGCTTATACCACAAATGTGTGGCATTTCAGTTATACAATGTGACACTCCGCAAAGTGGCACACGACCCCTTGCGGAATCCTGAAAAGTGTGCTATCATACATGTATGAAAAATCAAATTGCATCTGAAATCTTCCATTACACTGTTTCTAGGTGGGATTGGCAAGATGGTAACGTTAATCAAATGTGGATTGAAGAAGTTAGTAACTATGATGATGTCTTCAAGTATGTTGCTGTTGCTTACAATCCTAGAAAGAATACTAGCATGGTGATGAGCAATCCTCGCAGTCATTATGATACTTTGTTGTGGGTTCGTAAGTTCTGTGGTTCTTTCTCTATTCTCCCTGTTTGATTATACCATGTGCCACATGTATTAGTGGCACAATACACTTGACAAATCCTTGAATCTGTGCTATCATACTAGTATGCAAAAAACAAAATCCTTCTCCAAAGTTATCTACAACATCTCAAATCCTAATTGTGTTGTGTTTGATCTTGATGCAACTTTGTGTCATCATGGTTCACAATCTGGTTTTGATGAGTGTGATCAATTCCCTGCTATTGATGCTGTTGTTGATGTTGCCAAACATGCCAAATCCAAAGGTTTTGATCTAGTTATTGCAACTGCACGTCCTGACATTTATGCAGATGGAACTGCAATGTGGTTGCAACAACATCTCCCAGAGTTTGATGCTCTCTACATGAAGAACTCTGAAGATGATGCAACTGGTTCACAGTGTAAGGGTCAACAACTCATGGACATTTGCAAGTTCTGGAACATTCAATTCTGGGTTGATGATTCTCCTTACAATGCTGCTGTGATTCGTGATCATGGTGTAGATTGCATTCGTCCCTCCCATAATGATGCTTTTTGGGCAGATTATGGAGATCAGTGATGATGTATTTGCCAGGCAATTCTTGTTTGCCAGGTCACTGATGTTCATTATAATCAACTTGAACAACAGTTTGTATCATGTATACCATGAACATCATGCGGAAAAGTGTAGTGATGTGCCAGTTGATGAAGTGGCACAGACCCCATTGACTTTTTGAGTATTCTGTGCTATCATACATGTATGAAAAATCAAACCACTGAGTTCCCAACTCTTCGTTCTAAAGATGGCACCATGGTTGTGTCATTTTATCCTGTCAAAACGCCCTTTGGTGATGTATCTGAAACCTGGACACTTAAGGTGCTAGAGTGGCAAGGTGTGGAGACAATCTCCAAGAAGTTCATTAACAAAGTTGAGAAGAAAGTTCAACTGCGTGAGTATGCTTCCTTTGATTATGTTGTTGTCAAGGACAACGTCAATCTTCCCCAACTTGGTAATCCTATGGCAGGTGCGTGCTGATGAATGAAACTGTGATTGAACAACTGAATAAAATTGCGCGCACATGTGAGCAGGCAATCTATGAAACTGAGATGGCAGTTGGTGATCCTGAAAGGGGTTATCCTTATGCCTCTGGGTATAGTAGGTCTGCACTGAAAAATGTGCTTGAAGATGTCCAATTTATTCTAAAAAATGTCAACAACTGAAATGAACCAAACTCAAGTTTCTGATGCAATCTCTACTGCATTTGCTAACCTTTCTGAACTAAGTGCGCAGGTTTATGATTATTGGATCTGTCAACTTTATGATGAAAATGATAACATGATTGCAGAGGAATGGAACGAAGAAACCCTCAAAATGATGGAGGATGATGTTATGCAACTGACCATGGTAACTGAGGAGAATTGAGCACAATGTGGGATGAGATTCAAGACATGCAAGGAGAAATCTTTGACATTGATGATAACACTGGTTGGACACTTTTCCCTGGCGAAGAACCTTACAGTGAGAAAGAAATTGATGCAATGATGATGCAATTTGATGATAGTTGGACACTCAATCAGCATCAATCGTGGGAGAGTGTGGTAGCATGAGCAGCAAAACAGTTACCTATACTTTCTTTGGCGTTGTTGCCATCTTGATGTATCAAATCTTCCTGATTCATAGAGATACTCAGATGTTCAAGTCCTATGACAATGCTACGCACCAACTGCTGCAACATCCTACCAAAAATGTAATCAAATAGAGGTCACACTGTGCCAGTTGAGAAACTGTCACACGACCCCTTGCGGAATCCAAGATTCTGTGCTATCATACATGTATGAAAAATCAAACCACTGAAATGCCTGAAGTTCTTGTTATCTCCATGCCTGAAGATGTGCAAGCAAAACTCGATGAACTTGTTGAGCAAAATTATGCTCTTGAGGACATGATTGCCTTCATTGAAGAGAATGGCAATGACAACTTCCTGGAGTTTTATGTAGAGTATTGTGAGAATGGTGAGAACTATTCTTATGATGCTGTGGATGCTTTTGTGGATGAGTTTGGTATTGAGTGCATCGCACATTTCACTGATGCCTATTATGGAGAGTATGACAGTGAGGAAGATTTTACTGAGCAATTCTGTGCTGATGTGTATAACTTCAATGCTGACAATACGCCCATTGTTGTAGATTGGACTAAGACTTGGGAGTGTAATCTTCGCTATGACTTTTCCTTCAATAATGGTTATGTCTTCCACAAAAACTTCTGAATCAAAGATGAAAGTTGTAGGACTAATCTTCCTGGTGTTGTTTATCTTCAGTCCATCTGTTAGGTATAACACAGGGACCACACTTCATGCAGTTGCTAACATCATTCAGGGAGAGTAAGGTATAGGATGTGCCAGTCCACAAACTGGCACACGACCCCTTGACTTTTGTCAGAATCCATGCTATCATACATGTATGAAAAATCAAACCACTGCAATGCCTCAAGAGACCTACAATGGTTGGGCAAATTATGAGACCTGGAATGTTGCTCTGTGGATGCAAAACAACCAGTTTCTGTATAACACTGCTGTTGCATGTGTAGAGTACAAAAATGATGATGAAACTCCCTATGAAAAGTTCATCAGAAACATGCACAATGTTGATAAGTTCACCACTGCTGATGGTGTTCGCTGGGATGATGAAAAGATCAACCATGATGAGATCAATGAGGTGATGATTCATCAACACAATGAGGAGAACAACTGATGACCATTAAATACACGTTCGACATCAATACGCAGCAACCTGTTTATGCTGTGTGCAAACAAGATGTTTGTATTATGCTGACCACATCTATCACCACTGCAATTAAGAAACTCCAAGAAACCAAATGACTCTAACCTCTACTCAATTTGATGAACTTGTTTCTCTTTATGCTGAGAAACTTGTGGATGGAATGGATCTAAAAACCATGGAACAATTTGTCTATGATACTATCGTCAACAATGCAGAACGTTTGTCAGAGGAGGATCTTCTCAATGAGGTTGCTAATTATTTTGATGATGAACTTCCTGAGATGATTAAACAAGTTGGTGCTGATCCTGATACTATTCTCTGATAATTATGATGTTTCAAATTACATCCATTGAGTTTGATCTTTCCACTGATGATGATAGTATTCCCGAACACATTCAGGAGCAAGTTCAACAAGAATTAAGAGATGAATACATAGGAACAAATTGGGATGCAGATGATGAAGATGATCTAGTTGAAGAGATTACATGTGCATCTGGTTGGTGTATCAATTCCATTGATTATGTTCATGTGCTAAGTTAGAATGAAAGAGAACAAAGTGTTTCAACTTGAGTTATGCCAGGAGGATGCTAATCGTATTCTCAAAGGTGTATGGGAACTGCGGATACATGAGTATAGTAAGGCAAGGCAATTAGATCCCAATGGTGATAAGGAAAGTGCCTGGATTGAGTATGATTATGTGACAGCACTGTGGGGAGAGTTAGATGAGAAGTTTTCCACAGTTTATGATAGTTTTCCACAGATATTGTGTTGAATTGTTAATAAATTAAATGTGTTAATAAATGTAGTGGTGTGATGTATATTGTTTACTAAATGTGTGATTTTCTTGTGATCTTGGCCCCCATTGTATCACAAATCCTCCCAAATGTCAAGACCCCCAGGACAGTGAAAAAACTGGTCTAAGTATAAAGTTTTCCACAGGGTCTCAGTGTAAATCAGTGAGAACACAGTGCCCATCTACAGTTATACAAATAGACAGTGAATTTGCCTGTGGAAAACTATTAGAAATCTGTGGAAAACTTGTGGAAAAAGTATAACAAACCTGTGGAAAACCAGTGTTAATCAGTGTGAGAATGTGTGGGTCTCAGTGTATAGGGGTTGACAGATCTTGTGAGGTGTGTTATAATGTATTTGGCAGTATTGTGGGGGTTGGTGTTGCCTTGGTGGGGGTAATGCGAAAAAACAAGACTCCCCTAACCTACAGAGGTGACAAAATGCGAGAGCGATATCAAGATCACAAAAAAAATTTTTCCCAGGTAAAAATGCCCCTGGACCTTTTTGAGGAACTGTGTTATATTTGTGAGTGTCTGTGGGAAACTGTAAATATAATTGGTTCCCATTATATGAAAAAATTTCCCCAGGATAAAAATGGTCTATAAGTTGATTGCAAGGGACAGGGTATTTTGTGAGGGCACCCTTTCAGAATGCCAGAAAACCCTCACAGGCATATCCCAGATGATTAGTGCAGGGTTTTCCACTGACTTTCAAGTAGAAGAGTTTCTGATAATGAATGTGATAAACAGTGAGGAGGAACTAAATGAAACTCTTTAAGGTGTGTTTTCAGTTGTGGAAAGATCTGATGACTTATGATGGGACTGACCCTGAATGGGACTTTGAAGATTATCAAGGTATTTTTTGGGATTATCTAAATTACTCTTACATTAGACCTGAGTGGAGCATATGGCAAAGAAAATCACCTTGGGATGATAATTATGAATAAGTTTGTCGTCATCCTATCATCTCTTGTAGATGGTGCAACAGTTAGAATACAGTTTCTTGTGAATAGTGATATGAGTTCTAAACAACTTGCAACTTATTATAAATGTAAGAGTATTACTATTAGTAACGTTGAGGTTTTACCAGCATGATTTTCTCTAAATCACTATTAGCAACAGATAAAAAGAAAACCACACTCAATTGGTATGAATATTGGATCGGTCATTGTTGGATGACAGGATGGCAGAGCATCAGAAGTACCTTCAGAATCTGGTCTGACCTGATGCAAAGCAACTATGAGGGGTATGCCCTAATGAACTACGACGACCCCTTTACAGAGTGTCGTGAGTGGTTCTGGGCATCATTGAATGAGGATGATGTTTATCCAAAAGAGTTTCTTGAATATCTTTATCAATTAATGGATGATATTGATACTGGAAAGGAAAAACTAATTCCATTGGATGAAGATTTATTTGATAGATTAAAGAATCTTACTGATGATGTAGATCTTGACGAGAACTAAATAAAGCAGTATCATTGATTTGATACGTATCTAAATCAAAAATTGAAATTTTTATGGCTAAAGGATTTACTGTAAAAGCAAAACAAACCACAGAGGAAGAACAACCTCTGTTTAATAAAGAAGAATGTCTAGAGCGAATTAGAGGTAAGAGCATTGTATTTTGTCTTCCAGGACGTGGGGTTTCATATATCTTTTTGAAGAACTTTGTACAACTGTGCTTTGATTTGGTACAGGCAGGTGCAAGTATTCAAATTTCTCAAGACTATAGTTCAATGGTAAACTTTGCACGATGCAAAGTTCTTGGTGCAAATGTACTGGCAGGTCCTGATCAGATTCCCTGGCAGGGTAAACTGAATTATGACTATCAACTCTGGATTGATAGCGATATTGTCTTTAGCACAGATGCATTCTGGGCAATTTTTGCCATGGACAAGGATATTGCAGCAGGTTGGTATGCCACAGAAGATGGTAGAACTACCTCAGTTGCGCACTGGTTGGAAGAGGACGACTTCAAGAAAAATGGAGGCGTCATGAATCATGAGATGGTAGACACCATTACCAACAGAAAGAAACCATTCACTGTGGATTACACAGGCTTTGGTTGGGTTCTGATTAAGAATGGCGTCTTTGAACATGCAGATATGAAGTATCCATGGTTTGCCCCTCAGATGCAAGTCTTTGACTCTGGTGAGGTTCAGGACATGTGTGGGGAAGATGTTTCCTTCTGCCTGGAAGCCAAGAAGTGTGGTTTTGAGATTTGGTGTCATCCACAAGTTCGTGTAGGACATGAAAAAACAAGAATCATTTAGAATTCTGTGTGCTGGTAGGGTCCTTTACCAGTATCTCTCTCAAGAAGAGATGTTTGAGGTAATGGATGAACTGTCTCAACAATATTATGAGACAGGGGTTCCCAAACCAGAGGACCTTGTGGTAGAATGTACAAGTGATTTAGAGGAGTAAATTATGGCAAAGCGTCCATCACTGACCAGTAAAGTTGTTATTGAAAGCAAACCCAAGAAGACTCGTCAAGGTCGTTCTCAAAATACCAAACTCTCTGCCACTTCCAGCAATGGCAGGAAGAAGCGTTATAGAGGTCAAGGTTGATAATATAAAGAGGGTGCTTAAATAGAATTAAGCACTCTTTTTTTATATGTTTTCGGAAAAAGAAAAAAATATATTGCAATGGATTAAAGAAGTTTCTAAAATCAGACCTGAATTAAATGGATTTGCAATATGTCCTTTTGCATCAAACTCAATATTTAAGATTATAGAGTGCCCAGCAGAAGAAATCATTCCACTTGGTGGGTATAATGTTATTATTTTTATTGTAGAAGACTATTTTGATCTTGATGCTGTTCAATTTTGGGTCAATTATCACAACTCTAAACATAAAAATTGGAAATTTTTTGAAGATTGTGCGCATTATGACACCTTTATTAGCGACATAAAGACTAATAATGGAAAATATAACTTAATATTAGCACAACCAAAAGATGAACTGAGAAAATTTAGAGAAAGTTTAGCAAAAACTTCATATTATGATCTTTGGGATGATGAATATCTTCAAGAAATTTTAGAAGATGATTATGATATAATTAAAAGTAAGGGATAGGAACCCCTTAAAAAGTTCTAATTCACACTGAATTAGGAAAAATGGCAAATTCACCTGTAGATAGAAACAAAGATTACATGTATCAGATGTGGGGAACCACAAATTTAGTCACTGATTACAATGCTAAGATTGAAAAAAGGACTATTCAAGAGATTATGCATGATGATGTTCCCAAAAATAAGCATTTTTTGAAGGAACAAGCAGAATTACATGAGAAAATTCGTAATGACGAAGATTATGACGACTGGAGTTATGGTACTGAACCAACCTATGGGAAACCACAATAAATAAAAGTAATGTATTTTAGTAGTCGCAGGTGCCTTTAGAAAATATTTCAAGAGGATTTAAAGATATCAGCTTGTCTTTTCTAAGGCATCCTGTGACCAATGACATTGGAACACTCTCAAATGAGGATGCAATCAAGCGATCTGTAGTCAATTTAGTCAGAACAAGAGTTGGTGAAAGATTCTTTAACTCACTTTTAGGATCAAAGGTAGAAACTTACTTTTTTGAACTTGCAGATAGTGGTATTGTAGACCCTTTACAAGAAGAAATTAGAACTGTTTTATCTAACTTTGAACCAAGAGTTGTAGTCAGAGATGTAAATGTTGCATTATATCCTGAAGATAATGAGTTAGATGTCAGCATCATATATGATATTGTTGGACTTGCTGTTCCAACACAAGCAATTAACTTCATATTACAACCCACAAGATACTAATGGCATTTACAGATTTCACTAATCTGGATTTCGATCAGATTAGAGCCTCTATTAAAGATTACTTAAGAGCAAATTCAACCTTTAGCGACTTTGATTTTGAAGGTTCTAACTTTTCTATTCTGATTGATATACTTGCCTATAACAGTTATTTGACTGCCTACAACACCAATATGGTGGCAAATGAGGCATTTCTTGATAGTGCAACCCTTAGAGAGAATGTAGTCTCTCTTGCAAGGAACATAGGGTTCGTTCCACAGTCAAGAAAAGCAGCAAAAGCAAATATTTCTTTTATTGTAACAGGTCTTAATCCATCAATTAAAACCTTAACTCTTAATTCAGGTATAGTTTGTACAGGTTCATTAGATAATACTAGTTACATTTTTTCAATTCCAGAAGATATTACTGTTGGTGTATCAAATCAAGAAGCAGTTTTTTCTGAAATTGACATTTATGAAGGAACATACCTCACAAAAACATTTTCAGTAAACAATTCTCAACCAAATCAGAAATTTATTATACCAAATCCTTATGTAGATACCTCTACAATCAGGGTAACTGTCAGTAATGGTGGAACTAATGAGCAATATACTGCAGTAGATAACATTGTTGGCATCAATTCTACCTCACAAATCTTCTTAATTCAAGAAATTTCTGATGAAACTTATGAACTTTTCTTTGGCGATGGCATTTTTGGGAAAAAATTAAGCAATGGCGATCAAATTAGCGTCTCCTATGTTGTCACTAATGGTCCAGCAGGTAATGGTGCATCTAATTTCACATTCTCTGGGTCATTTACAGACAATTCTAGTGCCTCAGTGACACCTCCTGTAGGGGTTGTGGTCACAAATACACCTGCACAAAATGGCGATAACATTCAATCTACAGAATCTGTAAGATATTATGCTCCAAGACTGTATGCATCACAGTATAGAGCAGTCACAGCAGGCGACTATGAAGCAATTTTACCATCAATTTACCCAAATATTGAATCAGTCACTGCATATGGAGGAGAAGAGTTAAATCCTCCACAATATGGAAAGGTTTTTATTGCAGCAAAACCAAAAAATTCAGATTACTTATCAGAAGCAACCAAAGAATCTATTTTAAATTCTCTTAAAAAGTATTCAGTAGCAGGAATTAAACCTGAATTTGTAGATATCAATGTTGTTTATGTGGAACTTGACTCTACAGTTTACTATAATGCAAATTATATTGGTTCAGTAAGTGATCTTCAAACACAAATCACAAATTCTTTAACAACTTATTCTAATTCCACTGATTTGAATAAATTTGGAGGAAGATTCAAATATAGTAAAGCTTTAAGAGTTATTGATGCTACTAATAATTCAATTACATCTAATATTACTAAGGTTAAAATTAGAAGGAATGTAGGGACTATTTTAAATGACCCTACAAAATATTATGTGTGCTTTGAAAATAGATTTCATACAGATGAAGGTGGATACAATATTAGGTCTTCAGGATTCTATGTGAAGGGGATTCCTGATATAGTTTATATTTCTGACTCACCAAACTCAGACATGAAAACTGGCAGACTATTCCTATTTTCTCTCAGTGCAGGTCAAGTTACAGTTCAATCAAATAACATAGGAACTGTTGATTATGTCAATGGAATTTTGAATATAGATAATATAAATGTATCTTCTACATTAAAACCAAATAACATTATTCAAATTGAAGCAACACCATATTCAAATGATATCATTGCCAAAAAATCAGTTTATTTAAAACTGGACATTGGTGAAAGTATTATTTCATTAGAGAAAGATATAGTTTCTTCTGGTGAAAATGCTTCTGGAAGTAGATTTACACCTGAATCAAGTTATCTGTCTGGAACCAAAATAAGAAATTAAGATGAATCAAGAAAAGAAAGTAGTTAAAATTAGTGATGTAGTTCAAAATCAAATTCCAGAGTTTATTCTTTCAGAGAATCCAAACTTTGTAGAATTTTTTAAACAATACTATATTTCTCAAGAATTTCAAGGTTCTAATGTAGATATTGCAGAGAATCTAATATCTTACAAAGATTTAGATAGCTTTGATTTAACTAATTTAATTTCAGAAACTACACTATCTTCAGATGTAGATTTTTTTGATGACGTAATTAATGTAGAGTCAACTGCAGGTTGGCCTAATGAATATGGATTGTTAAAAATTGATAATGAAATCATAACATATACAGGAATTACATCAACTTCATTTATTGGATGTATTCGTGGATTTAGTGGGATTTCATCTTTAACTCAAGAAAACAATCCAGAATTTTTAGTATTTTCTCAAACAGAATCTTCAGAGCATTCTTCAAATTCTACTGTTCACAATTTAAGCAATCTTTTTCTAAAAGAATTTTTTGCAAAAATTAAATATCAATTTACACCAGGATTTGAGGAGCGTGAATTTGCTCCACAAATTAATCCTCAAAACTTTATTAGTAAAGTTAAATCATTCTATCAAACTAAAGGAACAAATGAAGCTTTTAGTATTTTGTTCAAAGTTTTATATGCAGAGAATGTAAAGGTAATTAAACCAGATGATTATTGCTTCACACCTTCTGATGATAAATGGAAGTCTGTAGAAACTTTTGTTTGTGAACTCATAAGTGGCAATCCACTCAACATTAAAGGGCAAACTTTATATCAAGATGAATTTTCTGAGCATAATATTGGCAAAGCTTCTGGATCAATTTATGATGTTCAGTTGTTCAAAGATAATAGAAAAGATTTTTATAAATTACAAATATTTTCTGGTTATTCAAACAATTTAAATCCAAAAGGTAGTATTAGTGGAACTTTTGTATCTACTCCAAAAACATTCGTAGTAGAAACTGTAGATCCTAGCTCTTCTGTAATTACTGTTGATTCTACTGTAGGATTTGAAAATTCTGGAACATTAGAAATTGGATCCTTAACAGTTACTTACACTAATAAAACTAATAATCAATTTTTAGGGTGTTCTGGAGTTAGCACTCAAATTTTAAGGACCACAGAAGTATTTTCTAATCATTATGTTTATGCATATGATAAAGATTTATCAACTGCTGTAAAATTTAGAGTTTATAATGTCCTTTCCAAATATGAAGATTCTAATGGGTTATTCCTGACAGAAGGAGATCCAATTAAAATTGAATCATTAGGATCTACTGAATCATCTAATTTTTTAAATTCATTAGTTTATAATTTACCTACTAGTATTTTTGTTGGCAAAGCTGTAAGTGATTTAACTCCACAGATTAGAAATAATCAAAAAGAAGGATTGTCTATATCAACAGGAAATGTTCTTTGTAAATATCCACATTATCTGAGAACTGGTGATTTTGTAAGCCTCTATTTAAAAACAGGAAATATTCCTATTTTAATCAATGCTCAAGTTACTGTCATAAATTCAAAAGAATTTTTAATTCCAGCAGGATCATTACCACAAAATATTTTAGGGAAAAGAATTCTTGTTAGAAGATCTTTGAAAAAATCTCCTTATGCAAATTTAAATTTATGTGCAAACATACAAGATTCTTATGTAGATGATGATTCTTATTATTTGACCACAAATGGTCTTCCAGACTATCAAATTGCCCCATTTGATTTTACATCTACATTTTTCTCAAATATTCCATATGCTTTAGATTCTTTTGGTTATGTTGAAAGTTATTTGAAAACTGGTGATGAAGTATCAGTAGTAGATTATTCATCTTCACCTGGATTTAGAAATGAAGTTGGGATTTCTACTGGAAGATCATATTTTATTACAAGGATAAACACTTTCCAAGTTAGTTTATCAGAATCTAGAGAAAATGTTGGCGTTTCATCTTACATCACATTTTTTGAATATAACACCAAAGGGATTTTTTCTGGTAAGATAACTAGCATTGAGTTACAACGCACATCACATTATAACAAAGAATTTAGTTCAGGAAAACTATTTAAAAAATTTCCAAAATCTCCAAAAATAGCAGAAACAAAGACAAAAACAACTCCTGGAAGTTTGGGCATTTTTGTTAATGGTATAGAATTAAAGAATTATAAATCATATGATAAATTTTATTATGGGGAAATAGAATCAGTAACTGTATTGAATTCTGGTTCTGGGTATGATTTAACAAATCCCCCTAAAATTGATGTTGAAAATGGAACTAATAGCAATATCATACCAAATTTAAAAGGAAACATAGTAAAAATAATAGTAGAAGATCCTGGATTTGATTACATAGAAACTCCTACAGTATCAGTTTTAGGCGGAAATAATTCTTCTGTTGTTACAGAAGTTAAGATGAAAAATATCTTTAATGAAATCAAGTTCAATGCCACTACTAAAGATACTGTAATTGACACTGTTAATGATATTTTTAAATTTAAGTCTCCACACAGATTTGTTACTGGAGAACCAGTAATTTATAAAAATTACAAGTCAACACCAATTGGAATTGGAACAGTTGTTGCAGATGGATCTCTGATAGATGATTCAATTTATTATGCAGTCAACATTGGAGCAGGGACTTCAATGAAACTTGCATTTCATAAAAATGATGCTCTGCAAGGAACTAATTTAATTTCTCTTAGGACTTATGGTGGGGGATCTCAAAGTTTTATTTCAGTTGATAAAAAACAAGTCATTGATCAGGTTAACATTATTCAAAATGAAGGTCAATTTGAGTATAAAAAAATATCTTTCCTTGCAGAAAATGTCAATGTTCTTGATAATATCATCACAATAAAGAATCATGGGTTTGCTTCTGATGAAGAGGTTGTTTTTAGTTTTAAACCTTTAACTGGATTCCAAGGATCTACTATAACAGGATTAAGCACTGCAACAAATTATTACATTGATAAAATTGATGATGATAGTTTTAGACTTTCCACATCAAAAACTACAGCAAATATTGTAAACTTTACATCTGTAGATTATTACACCACATACTTTATAGAATATTCTCCAATTAGGGTAAACATATCAGGAACATTGTCTGTAACTGGAGTAACTACAGTTGGATATGGAGCATCTCTTGCTGCATTAGTTCAGGGGTCAGTAGTTGGTGCTTTTGTTCAGCAAAATCCAAATGTAAACAATTCTATTGATAAATTTGGATCACAGGAAATAGTTAATTGGGAAGATAATCCAAAATTAACTATTATAGAAGGATCTGGAGCTTCATTTAAACCATTAGTAATTGATGGGGTTATAAAAAAAGTAATTGTAAAATCTTCTGGATCAGGATATTTTAATACTTTTGAATTTGTAATCACTGGCGATGGATTTGGAGCAAAACTTTATCCAATTATTAATAATGGTCAAATTGTTGATGTTATTGTAGTTAATGGAGGAGTAAATTACTCTTCAACAAATACAAGGATAGATATAACTCCTGTAGGAACAGGTGCTAGATTGAAAGCAAATATAAAATCTTGGACTGTTAATGGAGCAGAAAAATATGGGTTTAGTACTATTGAAGATGGATTAATTTTTGGAAAAAATTATTCTCTCTTAGGAACTAGTTATGGAGTATATCATCTAAATGAAAAATTAAGAAACTTCTTTAATATTCTCAATTCCCCAACAACACATTCTCCAATTGTAGGTTGGGCTTATGATGGTTGTCCCATTTATGGACCATATGGATATACAAATCCTAATGGATCTGGTGGGATCTCAAGAATGAGAAGTGGTTATGCATATCAAAATACCACTGGAATTGCAGAAAATCTAGTAGAAGAATACTACTACAGTCCAACTATTGGAACTTTAGACAAATATAATGGAAGATATTGTGTTACACCAGAGTATCCTAATGGAGTATATGCATATTTTTGTACATTTGATGCTAACAATGTGCCAGAGTTTCCTTATGTAATAGGACCAGAATATAATTTTACTCCAGTTGATGAAAATTTTGATTTAAAACAAACGCAAGAAATAAATTTTAATGATTTAGACATTGTAAAATGTACTAATCCATACAGAATTGAGGACGATCAATTTAGATATGAGTATTTTGACTTTTTCCCAAATCAAAATGAAAATGATTTAATTGTACAAAAAACTTCTTCTGGATCTGTAGATGAAATAACAATCTTAGATGGTGGAACTGGATATGAAGTTGGAGATTCTATAATTTTTGATAATACTAACAATACTGGATTTGGGGCAATAGCTAAAGTTTCTGAGATTGATGGAGTTGGAGTAACTACTATTACTACTCAAACTACTATCATTCCCAATTTAACTTTTATTTCTAGTGGAAATATTGTAGTTGGAATAGCATCAACATACCACTCATTAAAAAATGGATCTTATGTAACTTTAACTGGAATTTCAACATCTTCTTTCAAAGATATAGAAGGAATTCAAAATATTGTGGTAGGTGATGTTTCATCTACTTTATCTTCTGGAATTTCTTCTGTTAGCACAACAGGAATAGTAACATCAATTCAAATTAATGATAAATTAGATTATTTTGATATAGATTCACAGTTACTCATGAACGGTGAAATTGTAAAAGTAATTGGAAAGGACTATAAAAATAACTTACTTAATATTTTAAGACCTCCAGGTGGAATATCTCATTTAAAATCAGAAGCTATTACACTATTACCTAATAAATTCCAATTCTTATCAAAAGATCCTATCCCCACAAATACCATTAAAAATGAATCTTATTATTTTTATTCTTCTCAATCAATTTCTATTGGAACAACAGTTTCTGTTGGATTAGGAAATACTTTGACAATTTATCCTTTAGGAGTTGGGGTGTCATATACAAAATATGTTCAGCCTGGAGGAATTTATTTACCAAATAATAAATTTAATACTGGAGATAAAGTAGTTTACACAGCAGGAGCCACTAGCATAATAACTAACAAAGGAGGTTTGTCTTCTTTAGCAGAATTATACATTTTAAAAATATCTGATGATGTAATTGGTATTGTTACATTTAAATCACAAATTTCTAATATTGACAACATATTAACTTACACATCTTCAGGATCTTCAGATCTTCACAAATTTGAATCAGACAGAGAAGTTGTTAAGGGAGATTTGAAGAATATTTCATGCGTGGTATCCACAGCATCCACTCATAGGTTGCACGTAAATGATGTTGTTGATTTAAAAGTCACTTCTGGGATAACTACGACTTTTAATGTGACATTTAATGATGATAGAGTAAAAATAAATTCTGCAACTAATCCAAAAATTGATGTTTATTCTAATGATGTTGTGGTGTTCAATTTATCAAGTCCAACATTGAGTGGGAAGACTTTTAATCTTTATGAAGATGAAAAGTTCTTAAATCCATACGTTGGAAACAAATTTAATGGCATTGAAGTTTCCAAAACATCTACACAATTAACATTGACAATTAGTGAACATACTCCAAAAACTTTATATTACAAATTGACAGGATCAATAAATGATATATCAGTAGAAGATCATAATAAATTGGTAATTAATGACAGTTTGTATAATTTTAAAACTACTGTCTTTTCTCTTACAAGTCTTTCATTTACAGTAAACTTAAATACTGTACCTGAAAGATTACTCTATACTTCTCCCTCAATTTTATCATATTCAGTATTGTCCAAAAATGTCTTTGGTCCAATATCTAAAATTGAAATGGTATCAAAGGGGTTTAGTTATACTAAATTACCTCAAATTTTAAGGGTTGATAGCAATTTTGGATCTGGTGCATCTTTATTTGCAAATAGCTATTCTATTGGAAAAATTGAAAAAGTAAAAGTTAATAATACCTCATTAATATGTCCTTTTGATAAAACTTTAAAGCCAAAATCAAATCTTTCATGCATTAAATTAATAGACAATTATTATGTAAAATCTTTGAATATTTTATCTCAAGGATCTAATTATACAACTGCTCCTCAAATTAAGCTATACAATGAAAAAGATGATCAAATTATTTCCAATTTTTCAGCAATAGCAATTTTAAAAAATTCTTCAGTAGATCAGGTTCAATTATTAAATCCTGGATTTGGATTGAAATCAAGTGATAATAAAATTATCTCTACTAATAATCAAAATGGATTAAAAGTTATTAACGCTTTAATTGCAGGATCTTCCCCATACACTATCACATTAACTGTAAAGACTCCAACTTCTGGATTTACTACTTCTAATCCTATGCCAGTTTCTGCTGGGGATCAAATTTTTATAGAAGGAATGGTTTCTGATGGATTTAATTCCAGTCAAAATAAATATAATCCATTTTTAGTAACTTCAGTAGACCCTGCTTATGGGTCTCAGGATGCTGCTACCATTCAATATCAAACCTATAGCAACCCTGGTTCTTATGACAGTACAGAGTCATATAATGCTTATGTGATTCCATATTCACACCTTCCTGTAATTGATGCAGAATTGGAACAAAATCAATTCTCAAATAAAGAATATATAACCAATGATAATGTTCAGATCATCAACAATATAAAAAATACTCCAATAACAAATCTTATCAAAACTAAAAATCCAAAAAATATTTCCATCAATGATATCATTACTGGAAAATCTTCACAATCAAGAGGTAAAGTTGTAGATATTAATAAATTTAATTTCTATTTTGGTGTAGACTCAAGTGTTTCTGAAACTTTGGGTGGGTTTGAAAATAGAGGATACTTATCATCAAATATACAGAAATTATCAGATAATGATTACTATCAAAAATTCTCATATTCATTAAAAAGTAAAAAGCAATTTTCTACTTGGAATTCTCCAGTATCTGATATTACACATATTGCAGGATATAAAAAATTTAGTGATCTCAGTGTAGAGTCATTAGGAATAGGATCTTCAATAACAACTTTAGAAAAAGGAGTATCTAATTTATTAACAATAAACTCTTATGGCAATGTAAATTCAATTCATGATTATGATTTAGCTCAAGAAATAGATTTAGATGATACAGATGGAGAATATTCACAATATTTAAAATTTGGAAGATTGTCCTTTGGAAATAGTTTAAAATCAACTCATAATAGAGTTTTGTCAATAGATGACATTTCAAATCTCTTCATAAATCAACCAACAAAACTATCAATTCCAGTTGATAACATATTATCCTCATCGTCAAATACTATAAAGTACGAATTTTATCTTACTGCAACAAGTTCATTCTTGGGAGATTTTATTTACCCAGAAATATTTGAACTTTTAGTGTGTAGAAGTGGAGACACTATTAATTTAACTGGTTATTCTTACTATTATGATTCATTCAACTTAGGAAATAACGCTCATTTAGGAGAATTTATTGGAAATGTTAGTGATACAAATCCAAATGAAGTGGTATTGTCTTTCCAACCAATCAATCCATTTTTAACCATTGATATTAAAGCAATTAAAGAAACTGCTCCATCTTCTGTTGGAATAGCAACAACATCTTTTGGATATAGTAAGAATGTTGAATTCTGCCAAAATTATGGAGTTGGTATTGCTTCAACATCAGTAATTTATTCCATTCCAATTTCTGACTGCAATTCTGGCACATTGATTATTGGCATTTCATCTATTGCAAATAACATAGAATCTTCTTTTGAAGCATCATTCGTAAATACTCCAAATGGATTATTGGTTAGTAAATATACAGAGGCAATTTACAAAGATTTGGGAACAATAGGAATTAACACAAATGGGTCAAATATAGAATTTACTTACAGCACATTAACTGGTGTGGGAGTTACTGTACAAGGAAACTTGAAATTATTGACCAACACTTATGCTGGATATAATACTCTTACGAAAAATCTTTCAATATTTCAGAGTTCAAAAATAACAACAACTTCACTGTCATCTGGCATATCCACAGTTTCTGGAAATTATGGATATACAAAATATATCATTGAAATTGTTCAAGAAACAGGAATATCAACTAACAAATCTATAGTACAATTAAATTCATTGCATTATCAAAATTATTTGAATAATGTTTTATATAATGTAAATGGAACTATTAATGACAGTGATTTAAATTTTGAAACATCTTACAATATTGTTAATAATAACTATACTTTATATTTCAATCCAGTTACTCCTGCAACTTATACTATCAGAACTTATGAATCTAGCTTACTATCCCCACTCTCATAATAAATACTCATAAAAATGCCAACAGATAATATTGGGACAATTTATACTCCATCAATTTATGGGAGAAAATCTTTTCCACTGAAGCATAAAACATCGCCAATTTTTTACAAAACTTTCAACCCACAAGACTCTACTGTTGTAAACGTAAATACAGATATTATTACAATACCAAATCACTTCTTTAAAACAGGAGAACCATTAAAATATTCATATAATCCAGATGACACTCCAATTGGTATTGATGGAACAAGTCCTGGAGCTTCTGGGATAACTTCATTCCCAAGTACAATATACCCTGTGGTTGTAGATAAAGATCATATTAGAGTGGCTTTAGGAGACACCTATGCTAAAACAAATCAATATGTAAATATTACTTCTTTAGGAATAGGAACAGAACATTCATTTGAAGCATTTAAACAAAATTCAAAATGTTTGATTAACATAAATGGAGTTATTCAATCGCCTATATCAATAGCATCCACAGTTAAGGTAATTTCTCACACATCATCTTCTTTAGAAGTTGAAAATTTAGAAAATATTAAAATTGGAACATGTTTAAAAATTAATAGTGAAATTGTTAAAGTTTCTTCTATAAACTATAGTACAAACACATTAATTATAACTAGAGGTCCAGAAGTTCTTGGATCTGAAATCATTCCATTTGAAAGCACTCTTAACAATTCTTATGTAAATGTTTTATCTGGAAATTATAACATAATTAAAGATATTCTTTATTTTGATGACCCTCCATTAGAAAGTAAAACTGAAGTATATAAAATTCCATTAAACGATATTGTTTTTTCTACTTCTAGTTTTAATTTATTAACTGACTTTCTTAAAACAGGATCTCAAGTTTTAGTCATTTGGGAAAACCCTCCACAAGAATTGCCAGATCAAAAATTTTATTATTTGATACAAAACAATCCTAATAATTTTAGTTTAGCTAACACTTATGCTGATGCTTTTAATAATACCAAAGTTACATTTACAAATTCTAGTCTAAATGGAAGCCCTGTAAGTAAAGTAAAATTTGTTTATTATTATCCAACGGAGAACAATTCATTTAATGGAAGGGTATTTTTAAGGTCAAACTATGATGGCAATCAAGTATTTGATGACATCTCTCAGCAATTTACTGGAATCACAAGTTCTTTTGAATTAAAAACCTCTGGTCTTAGTACAGTTGGAATTAAAAGTGATAATGGGATATTATTGCTTAATAACATTTTTCAATATCCAGGATCTGATGAAGCATTTTCTTTCGTAGAAGATTTAACAAAAACTTACATAAATTTTGTTGGATTTGGAACAACAGGATTTACTGGAAAATCTTATGATGTCAATGTTAAAGATTATCCTAGAGGTGGAATAATTGTTTCTTATGGAACAACTTCTGGTTCAAATTATCAAATTTCAACTTCATTTTATAATGTGCCAGTTTCTGGTTCTGCTACTGGAATAGGTGCTTCAGTATCTTTTGATACTGATTTTTATGGAAATGTTACTAATTTTAGATTTACTAATCGTGGATACAATTATAAAAGTGGAGACATACTTATTCCCTCAAATACAGTTGGTGTAGGCAGCCAAATTCAAGATGATAAATTGTATATTACAGTTCAAGAAGTAATTAAAGATACTTTTAATGCTTGGGATGTAGGAATTTTAGAAAAACTTGATGATTTATCTTCTAAAGCAACAGGAAAAAGAAAAACTTTTGATTTAACTAAAGATGGTCAGAGAATTAGTTTAGAGTCTGATCCAATTTATGAAGTTGAATTAAGATATAATTTATTAGTTTTTGTTAATGATGTTTTACAAGTTCCAGGAACATCATATTCTTTTGATAGAGGATCTTCAATTACATTTTCAGAACCAATTCCTCAAGGAAGTAACGTAAAAATTTATTTGTACAAAGGATATTATGGAGATACATTTAATGTTGGTGCTTTAGGGAAATTAAAAGTTGGAGATACACTTCAATTAGTACAAGATTTTTATGGATCCCCTCCAGTAGAACAAAAAGAAAGAATCATAAAAGAGTTCATTGTTTCTGACGTACTTAGAACAAATGTTTACAATGATTTAGGATTGTCTGATGATTCTTCTCAAAAGAGGTCCGTGACATGGACTCCACAAAAAACAGATTTAATTATAGATGGAACTTATGTAAGTAAGTCAAGAATTGAACAAAACTCTGGAATAACTTCTTACACAAATGTAGCTAATTATGTTGGAACATTTACTGGTGTCAGTACTAGTTTTGTGGGAATAAATACAACTAACATATTAATTGGAGATTATATAGAGGGAACTTATGTTGGAACTGGAGTTACTATTGTTTCTATTGGATCAAGTATTGTGGGAATAGGATCAACTAGTTACTCTTCATCTCCAACTGGAATCAACACGTCTTTACTTTCCTTCTATAGAAAATCATAATAAATAACATAAAATACTAATTCAAATGGCTATAATAACTGACAAATTAAGATTGATTAATTGTGCTAATTTTGTAAAAGATGTTTCTGCAGGTGGTTATTATACGTTTATTGGATTTCCAAATGCTACTTCATTATATCCAAATTGGGATTCAAGCAGACCAGATCCAACAGATAATTTTTTATATTTAAATTCTTATGGAGATAATATTTTAGGAGTAAAAAAACTTACCAGTTCTGATGTTGTCAGGGTAATTCCAAAAATAGTTTGGACTTCTGGTAAAAAGTATGAGATGTACAGACATGACTATAGTGTTAAGAATTTATCTCCTGTAACAGGATCTACTAGATTATATGATTCTTCTTATTATGTAATGAATCAAGATTATAGAGTGTATATTTGTATTAATAATAATTCTGAAGCAAATACTAATCTTGGTAGTATCTCTACACAAGAACCATTGCACACAGATCTTTCTCCAAGAGAAGAATCTGATGGGTATGTTTGGAAATATCTTTATACCTTATCTCCAGCAGATGTTTTAAAGTTTGATTCTACAAATTATATAACTGTACCAAGCGATTGGGAAACCACAGACGATTTGGAAGTTTCAAGGATTAGAGAAAATGCAGTAGAAGGTAGAATAGAAACTGTTATTGTAGAAGATAATAATGCTGCATATGCTCCACCATCATCAATTATAACAGATGTTCCAATTGAGGGGGATGGTACTGGTGCATATGCTTCAGTAGAATTTAATGAAACAGGAAACCCAATTAAAGTAGTTGTTACATCAGGAGGAAGTGGATATACATTTGGAACTTTAAATTTAGATTCTGTTTTACAACCAGTAGAATCAACAAAAGCAGTTTTTAATGTAATTATTCCACCTCATGGAGGGCATGGTGCAAATATTTACACGGAATTGGGAGCATTTAGAGTTTTAGTTTACAGCAGAATTGAAAATAGTTCTACAAATCCAGATTTTATAGTTGGAAATCAATTTTCCAGAATTGGAATTATTAAAGGGGTTACTGAGGTTGGATCTGCAACTACCTTTACATCGTCCACTGGGTCTGGAGTTTATGCCTTAAAAATCAATGGAGATGCTTCTGCTGAAGCATATGACTCTTTAATTACTCAATCAAACAGTGGTGCTATTGGAACTTTAGTTAGTTTTGATTTGACAACTGGAGTTCTCAGGTATATCCAACCAAGAAATAATAACATAGACACTTATGTTGATGGAAGTGGCAATTATCAAATTGACCTCCATGAAATTCCACAAAAAAGTATAAGTGGAATACAAACCACATCTAATTATGAATTAAATTCTTTTGATCAAAGTAATATTAAAATCAATGGAAATACTTACTCAATAAATACTGGATTCAATGCTTCAAGTGTTGATGTTGGAGGAACAACCTATTACTTAGGACAAAGTTTCACTGGAGGTCTTTCAGTTCCAGACATAAATACAAAGAGTGGTGAAATCTTATATGTTGATAATAGGGCTTCTGTGACAAGATCAGCACAACAAAGAGAAGATATTAAAATCATTTTAGAATTCTAAAAAAATGCCCCAAAGTACTAATTTAAATAAAAACCCATATTATGATGATTTTTCTGATTCAAAGAACTTTTATAAAGTTCTTTTTAAACCTGGCGTAACAGTACAAACAAGAGAATTAACTACTCTTCAATCAATTTTGCAAGATCAAGTTGAAAAACTTGGTAGTGCATTTTTTAAGAAAAATTCTGTTGTTGTTCCTGGGGCGTTTGCTTATGATGCTTCTTTCTATGCAGTTGAAGTAGAAAGCACTTATAAAGGAATTGATGTAGAGACTTATTTTGACAAATTAGTAGGTTTAACACTTACTGGCAAAATATCTCAAGTAACTGCAAAAGTAGAAAAAGTTCTTACCAGATCAGATTCTTCAAGATCTAACACAACATTTTATATTAAATATCAATCATCTTCTACTTCAGACTTTTCATTATCTACATTTTCTGATGGGGAAGAATTAGTAGTCAATCAAGATATTAATCTTTCTACTGGAGCAATACTTTCAGGGAACTCAGTAGCAAAAACAATATCTCCTGTTAGTGGGTCTTCAACTTCAGTTGGATCAGCAGCAAAAATAAGTGCAGGTGTTTATTTTGTCAGAGGATTTTTAGTAAATGTAAACAGAGATCTAATTATCTTAGATCAATATTCAAACACACCATCTTACAGAGTAGGACTGAATATTCAGGAGCAAATAATAGATTCCAGTCAAGATGACTCATTAAATGATAACGCCCAAGGGTTTTCAAATTATGCTGCCCCAGGTGCAGACAGATTAAAAATAAATTTAACTTTAATCAAAAAAAAATTAGATGATTATAATGATGAAGATTTTATTGAATTGTTTAGAGTTGAATCTGGTCTATTAATTAATATTGCTCCACAGACAGATAATACTTTTCTTACTGATGTTTTAGCAAGAAGAACATTTGATGAGTCTGGAAATTATTATGTAAATCCTTTTAAATTAGAATCTTTAGAATCTTTAAATGATAATTTGGGAAATGGTGGTTTATATACACAAGGAGAAACAACTTCAATAGGGGTTGAAGCTTCTGAAGATATTGGAGTAATTAAAGTATCTTCAGGAAAATCTTATGTTAAAGGTTATGAAATTCCATCAAATACTACTCTATTAGCATTTGATAAACCAAGAACAACAAAATTGGTGGAATCATCATCTTCATCATTTAATGTTGGTAATTTATTAAGAATAAACAATGTTAAGAATATTCCTAATGTAGGATTGACCACAACATTAAATCTTCCACTTTATGATCAGCGTCTTTCTGGAGGGTCTGCTTCTGGTAATGAAGTTGGATTAGCAAGAGTATATGATTTTTCTTCACACATTACATCATACGTAAATAATTCAAGTCAATTTAATTTAAATTTATTTGACATACAAGTTTACAGTAAGATAATATCAGATTCTTCTTTAAGCACTATTGGAATTGGATCTTTTGTTAAGGGATCTAATAGTGGTGCAACAGCGTTTGTTAAAGGCAAGTCAGGACAATCTTTAACTCTATATCAAGTTGCTGGAACTTTTATTAAAAATGATTCATTAATTGTAAACGGAGTATTGTCCTCTGTTTCTGTAGGGACATTTACAAATTATTCAATAGAAGATGTTAAATCAGTATCAGATGGATCATTTACAGCAGATACAGTTCTTTCAAAGGAAATTTTATTGACTGGTCCATTTACTTTATCTGTTGGTAGTGGAATTGGCACAATTACTTCAAATAATGGAGCAGCATTTGCATCAAACTTAAAAGTAACAGATGTAATTACATATTCTCAAATTGGATTTACATCATCAGTATATGCACGAATAACTGGAATAAACACAACTAAAACTAGTATAACATTGGGAACTGTATCAACAGTTCCATATGTATGCACAGGAAATCTTGGAGTTACAACAACCCTTCAATCAATTTCTTGTATAAAACCTCAAATTTTACAAAATGATGATCCATCATTAACTGCAAGATTAAATAATCAAAATATTGCAGATGTTAAATTTGACAATTCAAATATCTATGTCAAAGTATTTTATCAATCAGTAACTAAAACATCTACTACTATAAATCTTCCCAGTTTGTCTGGAACTAATTATGTTTATGCATCTTTTGATGAAGGAAATTATTCCATCACAAATGCTGATGGGTCTTTAGAAAATCTTAGTTTATCCACATTTACTATTACTAATGGTGGAAAAAATGCTAGTTTCACTGGACTTTCAGCAACTGCAGGACCTTGCAAAGTATTAACGACTCAGATTAAGTCAAAAGTAACTCAAAAATTTAAAAAACTTTCAGTTTGCAATTCATTAGTAATTTCAAAAACAAAATATACAACACCACAAAATGCTGGTCTTACTTATGGTCCAATTTATGGATTAAGAGTAGACGATGACCAAATTAGTTTAAATGTCCCTGATGTAGTTCAAGTCCATGGAGTATTTGAATCTTCAACAACATCTAATCCTGTTTTACCATCTATTTCGTTCTTAAATTTAAACAGTCCAAGTGGAATTAGTGATGATTTGATTGTTGGGGAATTAGTGATTGGAGAGACCTCTGGAGCTGTAGCAATTTATGTAAGCAAAGAAACCTCATCAGAAATTAATTTAGTTTATAAAAATGGCAATTTTGTTTTAGGAGAACCAATTTCATTCTCTCAAACTGGTTACACAGCAATTGTTTCATCTATTTCTGCTGGTGATAGAAATATTGTAGATGAATTTGTTTTAGATAATGGACAAAGATCTCATTTCTATGATTTTAGTAGATTAATAAGAAAAAATGGTTCTAGAGAACCATTTGGAAGACTTAATATAATCTTTGATAATTTTACATTTGATGCAACTGATGATGGAGATTTAATAGCATCAAATAGCTATCCATCAACATTATCTAAAAAATTAATACCATCTTTTGATGGTCTGAGAAATACAGATATTATTGATATTAGACCAAGAGTTACTAATTATGATCCAGGATCTTCAATAAGAAGTCCTTTTGAATTTATCAGTAGAGATTTTTATACTGCAAAAAATAATGCTTCTCAAATATTATCTCCAAATGAAAATTTTGTTTTTGATTATGAATTTTATCTTCCAAGAAAAGATAAAGTAACTTTATCTAAAAATGGTGATCTTAGTATTTCTTTTGGAACTCCTAGTGAAACCCCTATTGAACCAACAGTTTCCCCAGAAGTTTTGGATATTGCTACAATAGTAGCAAGTCCTTATGTTTATGATATGAGGTCTGATGTAAAAATTATCTTAAAAGATAATAAGAGATATACCATGTCAGATCTTAGATCTCTTGAATCTAGGGTTTCTAATTTAGAGTATTATACATCATTATCACTTTTAGAATCTTCAACACAAAATTTATTAATTTCTGATGAAAATGGATTGAATAGATTTAAATCTGGAATATTTGTTGATGAGTTTACTAACTATGAAATGTCTGATGTTAATAATTTAAACTATAATGCTGATATAGTAAACAACTCTTTATCTGCTGTAAAAGAGCAAGAAAAAATAAACTTATCATTGTATTCATCAGACAATTTAACGCCATTTTCAAATATTCAAATATCAGATACAAATTCAAGTAATGTAAAAATTGTTAATAACTTACTTTCATTATCTTTTACAGAAACAACTCAAACAAAGCAACCTTTTGCAAGTAAAGTTGTTAATGTAAATCCTTTCAATATTATAACTTGGTCTGGAGTTGTAAACTTAAGTCCAGAAAAAGATTCTTGGACTGTAGTTAGACGTCAAACAATCAATCATAGAGGACGTGGTGCTACTCAAATTACTATTTCCAATACCCAAATTCCTTTCATAAGAAGTAGAAATATTTCTTTCCAAGTAGGGAGATTGAAACCAAATACAAGATTTAAAGTTCTTTTTGACAAAAAGGACCTAACTTCCAATACATTAAAATCAAATGTTTTTCCAAAGTTATTAGAAATTGACAGCAATGTGGGATCTTTCCAAATTGGAGAAACAGTAACTTGCACAGGAAGTGATTCTAAGATTAAATCTAAGTTTAGAATTTGTTCACCAAATCATAAAACTGGACCAATTAATAATCCAACATCAGTATTCGTAAAAAATCCTTACAACCCTTCCAGTGGAATTTCTAGTCAATATGGATCTCAATCTACATTCTTGAACATTGACACTGAAACATTATCTAGAGAAGATATTACTGGATTGTGGGGTAAAATTAGTGTTGGGGATACATTAAAAGGTCTGACAAGTAATGCTATAGCTAGAGTTTCTGATAATAAATTAATTACTAATGAAGAAGGATATTTGCTTGGTGGAATTTGGATTGATGAGAGTGATACATTTAAAACTGGACAGACTCCAGTAGATTTTGTTGTCCAAAATCCAACTCCTAAGGTCCCTGGAGAAGTTGAGGATAGTTCAGGATCTTCTACATATGTAACTGAAGGAACTCTAACTACTATAACAACTAATACATGGTCAGATCCTTTAGCACAATCTTTTATAGTAAGAGAGGATAATGGAATAGTTCCTACCTCAGTGGATGTTTATTTTTACACTAAAGATACTACAATTCCAATTGAACTACAAATTAGAGAGGTTTCATTAGGAACTCCTGGTGGGACTGCAGCAATTGTACCAGGATTAAGAAAAACACTTTCTCCATCAGAAATTAATATTAGCAATGATGCTAGTGTAAGTACAACATTTACTTTTGATAAATTGGTCAGACTTCCTGCAGGAGAATATGCAATTGTTCTTATTGCAGATTCTGATGCATATAATGTTTGGGTGTCTGAACTTGGATCTGAAGATATTTCTACTAGAAATCTTCCAGCAGCTAATAAAATCTTTATTACTACACAACCTTCATTGGGAGTTCTTTTCAAATCTCAAAATGGATCTACTTGGATTCCAAGTCCACTTGAAGATTTAAAGTTTACCCTAAAGAAAGCAAAATTTAGCACTAGTGGTGGAACTGCAAGATTCTATAACTCTACAGATGCTACAAGAACAGTAGAAAATAATCTTCCAAATAATCCAATTACAGCTATTTCAACTTCAGGAACTCCTAATTCTGGAAGACACATTTTAGTGTTCCATCCAAAGCATGGAATGCATTCTGCAAACAGCAAAGTTGAAATAACAGGGGTTGAATCTGATGTATTACCAACTACATTACAAGTTTCATATGCAAATACATCAACTGGTCCAATATCTGTTGCCAACACTTCATCATTCGCTACATTTGAAGGATTAAATGTTAGCACTTTA